AACCAAGGCTTCTAAACTGTGAGTAGCAGTTGCTACAATGTTAGATCCTCCGCTATCTGTAGCAATTTCTATATAGTAAGACACTTCAATTTGTCTTGGAGTGCTAATTGATCCTGCACTGACACCAAAAGAGCGATTCGTTGACAGGGGCAGCCAAAATACCGAATCTCCATCATAGTAATTACCTGAACCAGTATTATAAATTACTGTAGTTGTCCAGCGCATAAAATAGCCTGATCCTATAGCAGCAGTTTCAGGTGTGTACCAACTACCCAAGTCAACTATATCGCCTTGACCGTTTTGGGTGGTAATATTACCATTAGGGTGAAAATATATGTACATATTGCAAGCTAATACGCCGGTTCCTATATCAGCGAAATGAGTTGATTTAGTTAAATTGATGGCTGCTAGGCTAACCGGATTGGCAGCAGTTGTTGTAGTTGTGGTCGATGTACTTGTTGTTAAGGATAAACTAGTATCTTGTATTTCAAATAGTAGAGCATTTAGTATTGATAATGGACCACCGGTAACGCTAAAAGTAACTGCTTCTTGTCCTTCTGTGGTGATGTCAGCCACTGCTGTAAACGTAACACTTCCTTTGTAGTAACCGCCGACTAATGTACTACCCAAGGTAATTGTTCCAGTTAATGTGGCAGGATTAAAATCTGAACTAGTCACCCCTGTACCGCTTAAACTACAAGGTACTTCCATGCCCGGAGTTACACCAGATCCAACACCATATACAGACAATACAAATGATCTACCTTCTGGGATAAGATAACGACCAGGACTGATTTCAGTAAAGGCTGGGTCGCCACTAACCGGGTCAATACCTAAAAACCCAGATGTTGCTTGAGTAGTTGTAGAAGTAGTCGATGTCGAAGTTGTTGCCGGCGCTTCTGTAGTAGTCGAAGTCGTTGAAGTCGTTGAAGTCGTTGAAGTTGTTGAAGTTGTTGAGGTCGAAGTCGAGGTCGGTGTACCTGAGCATGATATAACAACAGACTTACTAGTAAATATTTCAGTATCTGTAATAAACCTTACAGTAACATAATAAGTACCGTCTGCTAAACCAGTTCGTTGTAGATAATTCGTAACTTGATAAGGACCACGATCATCACTCGATTCAGAGGGAGCGTAAGGAGTAGTCCTTGGCATATAGGAAATTTCATAGTTTCCTGGAGGGTAAGGGCTAAGATTATCTACTTCATAAACACCCAACCCACCAGAACAACTGGCATTAAGAGTAAAGTTAATTATGCCCCCGCCAGGTGGTGGTGCTACTGTAGTAGTGGCTGGGGCTTCTGTAGTGGTGGTTGTAGAAGTTGTAGACGTTGAGGTTGAGGTTGTTGCCGGCGCTTCTGTAGTAGTTGAAGTCGTTGAAGTTGTAGAAGTTGTAGAAGTTGTAGTCGAAGTTTCAGGAGCTGCTGTGGTAGTTGAAGTTGTCGAGGTCGAAGTAGAGGTCGTTGAGGTTGATGTTGTTGTAGTAGTTGATCTATTATCAATTGGTAAAGAAATAGTTCTACCAGCAAGATTTGGATTACCAACCGAATTAGTAAATTGCCCGGCAGCAACACTGACTGTACCTGTTCCTAGAGTATTAGTATCCGGAGTAACTAATACTGTGAATACTTTGCTGTTAACCTGAGTAAACGAGGACAAGGAAATAGGCCCTGACGTTTGTACATCAGCTAGACTAAAGTCTGAAGATTCAGAAACAACAAAGGTTACTGTGGCATCTTCGCCTTGAGTTAGATTTTGATCGTTCGAATAAATTGATATCATTGGACGTCTTGTATCATATGATACAAATAGATCATTGCTAACAGTGTTCGGGTTGCCTACTGAGCTAGTATATTTTCCAGCCTCAACATTGGCACTGGATGTCCCTGCTTGGCCTTGATAACTTCCAGTAGCCCACCCCGATGCCCCATCAAACACAATGTCTTCATATGCTTGGTAACCTGATACATTCTTATAACCAATAAACACATGGCTATATCTCTCAGAAGTCCAAGTTTCTGATCTGTATCCACCAAAATTAGAATTTAATAAAGTTCTTGTTGCCGAGTCAATGCTAGTAGCATCAAAGGACGTTATAACAACTAACTTACCATTAGCAATAGCATTCAGTCCTGCGATCATACCAGAATTACCTGCTACATAATCATATGTATCGTATGTGGCAGCACTTTCAAAAGCCATTGTTGTGGCATTAAAAACAGCGACGGTGTGACCGCGACCGTATGTAGTTACACTTGTTCCATTAAGTTTGATAAAGGAAACAAAGTCGCCAGACGGCTGATTGTAATTACTAGCTTGAACTTCTATAAGATCGGCAGGTGGAGTATATGTTGCTGTATATACTGCGCCCGATCCCGATAACGCACTTAACGCACCTAAACCACTTGTTGTAATATCAGACCTAACAAAGTTAGTAGTAGCCAAATTGCTAGTAAAGGTCAAGGTAGCTGTTTGCCCGTAATTTAAACTGTTATCATCAACGGTCAGCACCATCGACGGGATACGAGTATCAATAGGTATAGTCAACACATTACTGGGTTTATTTCTATTTCCAACAGAGTTAGTGAAACTTGCTGCTGCTACATTTACAGTAAATGTTCCCTCTAAACTTACATTAGGAGTTAGGGTAACAGTATAAACCGAAGACGACACTGATACAAAATTGCTAACCACAGCATTGGCACTGCCACGTATGTCATTAAACCCAAAACTTGTTGTAGCGTTGCTAGTGGTAAATGTTAGAGTAGCCACTTCGCCGGCAATAAGACTAGCTCGATTACTGGTAATCACTATTTCCGGCAAGATCGAATCAATAACGAATTGAAGCGTATTTGAAACTAAATTGAATTGGTTAGATATACCCCTAGCAGATCCTGCTGGTAGGAACATGCTGAATACATCAGAAGTTTCTAAAACAGGTTCTATCAACATTGTAGCCGATGTACCACCACTATAGGAAAAGTTAGTTAGGCTAGCTGCGCCACTATTAACAAAGTCACTTAATTCTAAATTGCCAGGTTGTGCCGGTTCACTCAATGCCACAGTAATAACCGGACGTTGATGTGCTAGTATTGTACCAGTCAGATTTGAACTCAACACAACAGTAAAGGGCGGTGGTGGTTCTGTTGTAGTAGTCGAAGTTGTACTGGTAGTACTTGTGGTCGTAGTTGTGGTTGGTACCGGCGGTCTGGTAGTAGTTGTCTGTAGCACTACAGGACCCGGTATAGTAGCTGCCAGATGTGTCATCGAAAAGGTTGTGTTTAACACATTCCCTGCGGTGTTGGCAATAAAAACAAATTTTTGTTTTCCAGGAAATGAAATATTCTTACTGGCGTCTAATCTAAGATACAAACCATCGCTTGGAATTTCTGCTTGAACTTGATATAATGTAACAGCAATATGACTAAGATACATGGCTTCGTCAGACTGTCCTTGATCATGCCCTAAAGTGAACTCTGCTGAAAAAGTACTAGAGGAATGTGGTGTCCAACCTGTGTCAAACATTACATAGCCATTTTCTGTTAGCAAATTGTTACCCCACGGAGAATAGCTATATGCTGCTGGTACCCAAGTAGATTGTGTAAAAGTATTGTACAAATAATTAGGGGCACCAGGAGCACCGGCTCCTGGAAATCCAGTTTTATTAAATACTGCCCATGTAGCACCATCTAAGGTTACTTTACTCTGTTCGTTGTCTAAACTGTCAACAAAGTGCCAATAAAAACTAAAACGCAATTTGGCGTGAGCTGGTAAATTGTTCAACGTAAAAGTATAAACACCAGGATTCGGACCGTGCATGGTAACAGTACCTAAACTACCAACGCTGGTCATTGTGTAGGTATTAGTGTTACTCCAGTTTGCCAAATTACTATTAGCTAGAGCACCCTCAGAATAATAATTGATAATAGGCATATGTGATACTTATAATGAATACCTATCACGAGTTTGGAAATATAAAGATAAGACTTCGTCTTCGGATAGTTCTCTATTATAAGCATAGAACTCACCTATATCGCCACCAAACTCAAAAACATCTGGTGTCACTGCGGGATCGCTGCTGTTAGCTATAGTAATGCCGATACCAGCAGTTCCTGAAGTTGCCGAACCATTAACCTGTGTTAGTGTACGAGATACCCCGTTTATGTAAATCTTATTGTAGTCAACATAAGTGCTTCCACTAATTGTGTTATGGAATACAGCAGTAACAAACACCCAAGAATTTTTAAATGGTAAGAATTCAAGGGCAGTAACACCGTATAGATCACCATCACCATTATTGAATCCTAGTGCGCCACCTGGCATCCACAAACGATAGTTAGTCTTGAATTCCATAGGAATCGCGTTATTGTCGCCGGTCCAACGCATCCAAAAACTAATAGTGTTATATCCGCCAGGGTCAGTATTAATTCCTGTCATGGTGCCCACTGAGCTGGCACGATCATTTACATTCACGCCACTGTTGAATGTAAACACACCTTGCTTATCTATGCTCCAGGTTGGGCTGTTGTCTAATAACTCAAAATTATTGCCAAATGCCGACATGTCTAACCAGTTTTTGCTTAACAGCATATTATTGGTTGCTGTTACTGTAACTGACTGCTGCTGCCCAGGAAGTAAACTAAACGAGCTAGGTGATATAACTGCTGTTCCGCCTGCGGGATTCGCTAGTAATCTTACTGTAATCGCTTGCGGCGAATCGCTGTTACTAGATCCCAAGAAGCCAATAGCGTATGTTTCGGTAGTACTAAACCCTGGCTCGTTGTATGGAACCTCGATTGTGGTTTCTGTTTTTCCAAATACATTAAGTGTTAATTCATGTGGCCCAACCGGTGCTGCTGTAGTTGTGGTTGTAATTGATCCGCTACCCTGTGTTAACACTCGAATACTTAAACTATCATATACATAACCAGGTAACAATTCTTCCGGAGCATGGGAGAAAATTCTATCAACAAATTTACCACCAGAAATTTTGATATTTCCTGCGCTAATACCGGCATTGCTACCAAAAGTGTCTCCGAGCAGTATAGTATCTTGAGTTGAGCTAGAGCTACCAGTATATGTACTGTATAGTGGGTCTATACCATTAACTAACAATTTTAGATCTTTTGGTACCGATTGACTATTCTCAGGAACATAAAAACCCATAATTCTATCATTAGCATTATCAAAAGATTCGCTGCTTATTACAGATAAATTACTGGTAGTGAAAACCACTGATCTATATGTTTGGCTGGTTACCTGATATGCTTGACCATTGTAGCTGATAATATTACCTTTAAAATAGGTAACATTAGACTGCCAATCAACCACCGACGATTTATAGGATACGCGATCAAACTTTATCGTTGTTATAAGTTTTCTTGTTTGAAGATTACGAAGTCTAGGTGATAGTTGTGCTGATATAGGTTCACGATTGCCAGATAATGTACTGGTTACTGTTTTAGTACCCGTCCAACGATATCCATCATAAACATAACTTCTTTCGCCGTATGTGTAAGATTCGCCGGCTTTGGGATTTTCTGGTAGAGCAAACGAGAAGCTAAATTTATAGAATTGCGGAGTAGCCACTAGCGGTGCTAAGTACCCTCTTTCTATCTTAAACTTAATACTACAATAAGCATCTGCTGCGTTATCAATCGATCCAGCATAGTGCTCGATTCCGCGACCCTCGCCGCAACCTGGTATACCAACTAAAATATAACTGCTTCTAAATTTAAATGTTTGACCAGCAAACACTTCTCGACTAGCACCACAACGTAGCATTTCTCTTAATAAAGATGTCGGTTGCTGAGTTAATCTGTTTAACGAAGGTTCATCGTATGTGTGGATGACTACTACATACTCATCTGTAGTGCGTTGAAGTTCTTTAGCTAGATCAGATGAGGTTCTACCTGTGTAGCCGAATTGATTTTGAGCGTATATATCAAATATCTCTGATGTAACAACTTGTCCGTCACTTCTACGAATACGATGAAAGTGATATCCACGATTTTTAATACTATACAACACATCTTGATAGGGACCGTAATTCAAGAGTTCCTGTACACTAGGCGCCGAGTCATTGAGTTCTTCAAATCTAGGAAAAGCAAACTGACTCCTTGTAGAAGAATCATCACAATAATAATGATAACAACGCTGCATAGCTTGTGTAGCATTGGGAGGAAATTTACAATCTGTTAAATTACCGCTGTTTATTAAAACTTTTCCATTTAAGCGTGTGTAAATTCCGCTATCAGGATGCGCTGCGGTACCGGTATGGTCGGCAGGGAAAATATGACCGACATGTAGATACCACTCACCCTGTGTGTAGTCCGCTGCGGATCTAAAATTCCAGTAAGGGTTTTCTTCACCTGCGCCGTCTACTAATCTTCTTACACTACCTGTTGGATTTGTTGATCCAGCATAGGACGGCCATGAACCGTTAGTATGGAGACCATGATATAACGATCCGCCAGAATCAGAAGTTGTGCGGCGCATCCATACCACACTGCGATATGTCTTAGTGGGGTCAATGTTAGAGTTAACATGGTTCCAACCACCATCGGCGTCGCCGTCGCCACTAGGACGATTTTCCCACACTATACTAGAGTTATTCCAAGGATCTTGATCTCGAACACGTTGATTTTCTACTACCAAGCCAATCGATTGGAAGTTACTGGTCCCGCCCGATCCTTCAGTCCAATCTAAAACATTTAACAATGAATTTTGATAGTTCGTTGTTAGTGTGTCTTTTCCACCGCGCCCAAACAGACCAAATCCTAATTTATTTCTTTCTCCTACTGTGAAATAACTATAACCTTGTGATACTACTGTAAATTCGTGTCGTTGAGCGTCTATGGGCTTGGTAGATCCAGTACCAATTAACCGAATTGTGGGGGTACTTGTAAAATTAGTGCCCGAGTCAATGACATAGGCTTTGCTTATTCCATATGTACCGCTAGCAATTTCAATAGAAACATTGGCTTCTTGTCCTGAATTCAAGTCAGTTCTTATGACCTCAACACTAGGAACTATTTCTTCAGAATTATCCGGAGTCTTAAATCCATAACCAGGACGACTGATTACAACTTCGCCTAATGTGTATTTGTGATTGTTTACCCATTCTTGATATTCAGGACGCTGTATTTCCACTAGATCAATGTCAGGGTATTCGCCACTTGGACTACGATATACGTTTAAGTTTTTATCATAGTAAGGCTGTAGATCAAAATCGGTAACCCCTAACTGATAAGTATCAATCTGATCATAGGCATTAACAAATTCTCTTATCTTGGTTCTGTAAGGCTTTACTTCTTGAACATACGATTCAATATTCTTTTGTCTATCTTTGACTAAACTAGGAAGTTGATTTAGCCCCGATATTTTACTAACGATAGTTACAAAGCTAGTTTTGAAAAACCAATCAATATATTTTTGTTCAGTTAATATGTAATCGATCAATGAAAACAACATGATATTGTATTCATCTTTTAGATCATCAACAAAGATATCTTGTTTAAGAGCAGCTAGTACATAGCGTAACTCAGTTAAACTATTAGAATCGTATAAAGGTACATCAAAGTCTCCCACGTCAAAGCCGTCGGGCTGATATAAAATATCTTTTAATCGAATAGTTTTATTCTGTATACCTATTAATTCTAGATTTGACTTGCCATCAACAAATGTGTAGACATACATTTCCCAGTCGCCAGCCATTTGTTGATTTCTTGTAACGATGCTACCATACGATGTAGTCTTATTCAATGTAAAATTGTTAACACGTATGATATCACCGTTAGACAAGGTTAATTTATAAATGTCTTTGAACTCGTCTATAGTATATGTTGGTACAGTGCTTGAGGAATAACCAGTCTTGTACCAATCTTTATATTCCCACAAAGTAGTTACGTCAAAACTCTGTTTACGAATCAGTCTTACAGTAGTATTGGTTGAATTGGCTAAGACATTAACTACCCCTGTCCTATCATAGAAAGCCCAAAAACCACCATAAGTGGCATCAAATCGAACTAATATTTTGATAGTAGCTTTTGTTTGCGGAGGAATGTATATATCGGTGATATAGTCTACAGCATAATCATATTCAGATGAATCGGGTTCAGGGTCTTTGGCAAACAGATTGTCTGAATAGATTTTGTTATTATCTCTAATCTTGAATACCACAGGATATTGTTCAAACTTCGAGTTAATATAAGAAATAAAATTCCTTCTAGCATCCGGTAGATCAACAATCAAAGTCTGTCTTGGTCTTATTGATAGTCCTATTTGATTAAACTTTCCTAACTTGGGATCGGGCACAGGGTTTCCTGATGCGTCGACTCCGGCCAAGCTGTCAATTAATTTCTGCTCAATCAAATCTGGAAACTGCTTTAAAGTATTGCCTTCTTGTAGCAACTTGAAATCGCTGTGAATAATCTTTTCATTTAGCAATTTCTTAGTAGCAATAAACATGACCGCATTATCAGTCTGTGTGTACGAACCAACATTGTACAATGCGATTGTGTCATTCCTTAAGGCTGACATATACGGTATGCCTTGATTGCTAGGGTTTAGAATCATTTCCGCTAGACTAGCGGTGCTGGAATTTTTATGTTTAGCTGTTTTGTTTGTACGGCCTTTAACCCAAAAGAAATATCTGGACACAAAAGTATTTGTATCAGGATCTACAAATACGCTGTCACTATAATATTCATCATTGGCAAACAGTGGTGTGCCTTCGCGACCTTCACTAACATGTACACTAGGCAGAACATCACTAACTATCCATTCGTAAACTTCTATGGTGCTACCAGGGAAAAGTTTACCCCAATTTGCGGCTCTATAATCTAAATCACCTTGCTCATAGTCTATAAATCTAGACTTATTAGTATTCCACCAGTAAGTTCCTACTTGATCATTGCCCCAATAGATTTCTTCAGAATATCTGTATTCTGAAGAATTATCTGTGTTCCTGTACGAAGCAGGATCATCGTCAGATATGATATCAATATCAGCTCGTGCTTGACCTAGTATTTTACCTTTATTAGGATCGTACAAATCAACTCTGGTTAAGATGTTTCTATCTTTAATGTCGTAGATATAAAGATTTTTAATACTTTCAATGTCAACAATGGGCTCAGCTGATCGAATTAAATCAAAATCATATATGTCAGTACCGACTTCAACACTACTATTCGAGTATGATACTAGTGTTCCGTCAATGATAGGTGTGCTTGCTAGATCCGCTGCTGTTGCTGGCTCAATTGTATAGTAGAGATTTTCGCTGTCATCGTTTGAGAACACGCAGAAATTAATTTGTTCCCCGTAAGTAACAGTCGACACCAAGCTATTAGCAACAATACAATTTATACCAATAATGCTATATGTGTTAGCAGTTATTACATTACTGTAAAATACTTGCTTATATACAGTATCAACCTTTTTAGGTCTATATATTTGCCAAGAGTTATTAAGACCGCGATCAATGTAGACTAAATCTAAGTTGTAAGACGGATTAATTACATAAGGATCGTAGGCTAACCATCCACGTTTAGGTTGATAAGCTCGAGCATGAGATAATGTCTTAAATCTCATTTTATCAAAATCAAACAAAGTTCCTGTGCGATTTGTTAGATTTAAATCTATACTAACACCAAGTTTTTCTACAATGAATTCGATATCGGTTGTTGACAAGACTTGATAAAAACCATTTACACTAGCGTCTATGTTACGCACAGCCACCATGTCGCCGATACTTAGATAGTGTAAACTAGAACATGTTAACACTATTTGATTATTAAGCCCAGCTCTTGCTCTAGTAATAGTAGTTGGGTTTAGAGTGGCGCGATAAACTTGCCAGTCATTATTAAAATCTTTAGCTACCCAGATTTTATAACCTGTGACTAAATTAGTGAGTAACTCAGCATCAAATAATGAATAGTTTTTTATATCAAATATTTGAACGTCTACTTCATCTGCCATGGCATAGCCGGCAGTTTTGAGGTCGTCTTCGTAATATTGATATTGGCTCGAAAGATAGTCATCAATAGCCTGTTTTACAGTAGGTGCCAGTAACTTGGTTACTATGGCCCGATATCCTTCTTGTGTTGGATGAATTCCGTCGACTGAGATGTAGCTAAGATAATCAGGCATGCTGTTAACATCAACAACATAGTCCGAATTCTCTAAAGCGACTGCTCTCATGGCATTGGCATACGGTTTAAGATCTCTAATGCCAGGGCTTTCAAAGTTGGTATTAGGATTGTTTAGATCCAATTGGGCCGGAGTTTGCCAAATCACAATCTTGTTTGCTGGCAGTCTGCGACGAATCATTCGCAAATTTTCTTTGTAGACTTCGATGTCAACACCATTCTTGGCATCCTCAAAGCCATGATTTAATATAACAATATCAGCTTCGATGTTGTCAGGCCAAACCCCATTAACTCCATCATTGCCGTTTAATAAACTAGCTGTGGTAGAACCTTCAACACTGCGTGTTGTAATTGCTACTTCATACTCGCTTGATAATTCTTGATATAATAAGTAGTCTGGTGGTTCGTTAACTCTACCACTGACTTTGTCTGTTAAGCAAACTCTTGTAAAATCCAGTTCGCCTAAACCCAAAGTTGTAGTCTCTGGGAATTCTGTCGCGGCAACTTCTTCGATAGTATAGTATAGTTCTTCAGTTTGTAGTAAAGAATCAGCTTGAATAAATGCTTCAGTGCCACTCTTGACAGAATCAGGGTAATAAACAGAACCATCTAATAGTTTTGTCCTTGGAAGTTCATTAGCAGAAATAGGTTCAAGCGACATCCAGACACGTTCAAAAGGCAACCTGGTAGTAAAATTAACTAGAAGATTAGTTGAAGGTAACACAACATCAGCTGACGAAACCGCAGTCTTATAAGCTGAGGTTGTTAGTGGTCTATCATTTTCAACAACAGGTTCAATAGTAATATACAAATCCTCAGCCGAATCTAACGATGAAAATGCTATTTTAAAACTTTCATTATTTCTAACAAAAGATTTAGCCTCACCCGACTGAACATCTGTAACTGCTACACTGTATTTGTTAAGTGTTTGAACATCAACAGAATAACCGTGTCTCTTTATAAAACCAACTGCGTACTGAGAACTATTAATATTTTTTCCGCACATGATACTATCACCAAACATTTCGATTTTCCAAGATTTCGAAATTTGTGATATATCATTTCTATTCAAAAAGACTTGTGGACTGTAGTCTATGGGAAATGCCAATAGATTAGATGGGGTAAGCGTTACAAATTTTTCACTTTCGGCCAGTGAGTTTGAGTTTAGGAATTCAAACAACAATGGATCGTTATCATATAAAGAATTTTTAATTAAAAAGCTGTACTCTGGATTACTGTCAATAGCACCATAACTGCCTAATCTTGCCGCCCATTCTTCGTAAAGATCAATAGTGGCATCAACGTCGTCAAACCTTCCTTTGGCAAATGCTGTAATAGCATTTTTAGTTCCTTTGGTTTTAATGTAACCTTGATAAAATTTAATTTGACTAATTCCACTAACACCTAGATTATCTAAAAAGCTTCTTGGTTTGAATCCTATCAAACTGTTACTATAAGCTGCCAAAGATTCGTTCGTGGGTAAATTATCAACATCATAAATTTCATCAAACTTTACAGCGTTTTGACTAAAGTTAGGAGCTAGGCCTTCTCTAAATACACTGTCTAACTTGGTCCATTTATTGAAATTAAAAATTTCGCTGCCATCGATATTTTCGAGTGCGCTATAGTTAAGTCCCTTGTAAGATACAATGGAGCCTTTCCTATAATCATAGTTTGGCAACCATTGATCAATTATTCCATTACTATAAACAAATCCAGGAGGTGTTAAATCACCATCCCATGAATTGGTTACACTGCCTAGTAATTTTAATCTGTACTGTCTATCACCTATAGCGGGGTTAAGAATTACGTCATTAAAGATTGTGGTATTGTCTAAGACTAACACATGTTCAAACTGTACCAAGTTGAGTCTAATCAAGGCAATAGTTTGTTCGCTTAGAGTTTTTATTGTTGTTCGCTTGTTCTCACGTAAAACAGTGAAGTCGTTATTTCTTATAACATTAAAATTGGTTCCTACAATCTGTGATCCATAAACATAGTTGTCGATAGTATCAACAAAATAATTTTCGGTGAAGACGCTTAGGCTATCATTGACTGGACTCAGGACTAAAATATTTCCATTTTTCCAACCTTGTTTACTCCATGTAACAAATTCTTTTACACTAAGCAACCAATTTTTTACAGTTTTCAAATTACTGTCATATTCATCAAACACTAAACCTTGAGCTACAAGATAACGTTGATAGCTTACTAAAAAGTCTACTACTTGTTGAATGCTGGTAAATTCGAAACCATAAGGTATTCTTATTTTTTGTGGGAAATATTTTTCAAATATTGTTACGTTTTCGCCTAATATTTCCATCTTATAATTAGTACCAGTGCTTCGACTTGGTATGATTATAAAATAAGGTAATCGTTGATCATAACCCGTTACAGTGTATCCTCGACTAGTCTTTTCAATTATGACTCCACTGTATGTGATAGTCTCTTGTGGAAGACTCTTATTCAAAAATATATCATAACTTTCGTTAGGAATAACGACACTTTCACTAGTGCTAGTTAGACTAATTTGATTAGCCAGAACAGTAATATAATTTTTGTCCGTAAACCCACCAAACTTGTATGATAAATTTACATCACTATAGTTAATAAATTCTCGAAGTTTACTGTTAGCGTCAAATCCAAGACTGGTCAAATAACCATGTATCCAGTTAATGTAACCTGCGCTATATGTTGTTGTACCATTAACTGTTTCACCATTGATTATGATGTCTTTGAATGAAAATTTAACATTTTGTTTTTTACTGAAATACTGCGAAAGAGTACTAAAAGTACGTCTCTCAACATTGTAGGTATCAAACAGTATACCAAAATATCTTGCTGGCTTTAGCAATGCTAAACATTTTTGTATAGCATAGGCATAATTACTAGTCCTAGCCCAGGCAGTCTCAACTGGACCGTAATCGCCTAGTCCAAAGTTTTTAGATAACCTTTCACTATTAAAACCAGTAACTAGAACTTTTTGTGGCGAAAGTAATTGCCCATCAATGCCAACTGGTACATATTGTTCTATGTTTGCTCTAGCATAGATCGAGTTTGTAGCTGTAAGATAATTTGTAGCAGTAGGTATCAGTCTTCTACCATTCTTTAATGCTTGTATAAGATTTGATCGTTTAACCAGGTCAGTCCATGAATAATGAGTATCCCACCAAGTCGGTTTGACACTATAACCAAGCATTTCCCATGGATGGCTGTCAGGACGATCTGTGTCGTAGTAATAACGATATACACCCCTCCAGTATCCTGGTAATCTATCACCACCAAAGTCAACTGATTGATTGTAGTTCCATGTCCATTCGTCGTTGGGAGAAAAATAACGGTTAGTAGAGTAATCAAGCTGATTTTCACCAACCCACTTTAAAAATTCTATCCCTAAAACATTATTAAATTCATTTCTAGTATATTCAGTTGACCTAAACTTGCCAGGCATGAATTGGTGTATGTTGACTAGGTTAGGGTTGTAATTTACCTTAATATTACTGTAAATTCTTCTTTCTAATTCTAAAATCAAATCGTCTCTTATGTCATTGAACGCTGGAAATAGGCTACCGTCATGGCCCTGGATCAAGTACATTCCGTTACCAGTTGATTCATCTAGAATTTTCTGTGGGTAGAATTTGGGATACAAACCCAGCTTAGTTGGGGTTTCAGGAATATAACTACCGTTGGTGTTTTGAAATTCTTTGAAAGTTATGATATCATATTCTTTCAAATCATAATTAGAGCTGATAGTAACAGTAATATTGTTAGTGTCAATTACATAATCAATGTCCCTAGTAATTAAGACATCATTAATATAAATTAACAGTGCTCGATTGGATGGTTCAATCGAAATAGAATTGTTTAGATTGTAAGTTCTTTGTCCTGTGTTAGTTACTCTTATAGTGGTTGTGAGAAAATTCTTTCCAAAAGGAACCATGTCAGAGTAGTACCAAGGAAAATCTTGGTTCTTTACTTGAGCAAAACTCAGTAGAACTTCGTCAACAATATCGGGTACTTTGTTAAAACTACCAATATGGTTACCAATAGTTTCGAAAAATTTATATTTGAATCTTTCATATTCTTTGGCAGCGAAGTCGATACTATTGATAAAATTAATTTGCTGGTTGGTTAAAAATGCCATGGCCGGAATAAGACTGGCACTGTTTTGAATTAATGTTCCGCCTACATCGAGTTTGATGTCTCTTAAATTTGAACTACCAAAAACTTCACCTACTAAGTCTTTGTGGTTCTCACCTATTCTTTCTAAATGATTTCTTAGTTGACCAAAAGAAACTTGATCAAATGTTTGATTAAACGGATTGAATTCTAGATTTTTAGGGATTTCGTAGTATCCCGATTTGATAGGAGAAGCAGCGTAGACAAATATATCTATCTTGTCTCCTTTAGTTAGAAGGTTATGATTTATTTTTACTGCTACAGTTTCGTTAACATACTCTATACTATACTCAGGATCATCAATAGTTTGTAATCTTAGAAACTTATTGTTAACATAAACTCGAACACTGGCATCAGAATCTAAACTGGCTTTTGGATCCTGACTGATCTCAAAATAGTTAGTTACAGCATCGTACTTTGCTTCAATATGCTGAAACTGCTTTGATGTTCCTGCAGAAGAAAAATTAGTTAGAACATTAAATCTCGATGATGTTAAATTCTTTCTTATGTATCCTATGTTGATAGGTGTTTTAACTTTATCCTCAAGAACACTGCCGACTCTATAATAAAAAGAATCATGATCGTAATTGTTGTCAAATAAAATATCAGAAGTAAAACTTGTTGTACCTGAATATTTCATTGGAAACCCAAGAACAATATCATTTGTACCAGATCCAATTCCATAGCTGAATAATGGGCTTCCCGCAAAAGTACTTTCAGGATAAGAGTCCAAGCTAGTACCATTTAACGTTATTATGTCAAACAGTGGAGGTTGATTTAATTTTTTCTTTTGCTGCGAAACGCTCCACTTATTTCCTATATCAAGATAAAAAGATATGCCAGTGTTTGTGCCAGAAAGCACTACAATCGAATCCCAAACGTCACAAGTTGTTATTTCCGATAAAACAACACGAGCATAGTTGACTAATACACCAGAATAATTTGAAAGAAAATAGTTAATAGGTGATTCTAATATTAGATCATTACTGCCTAAAATTTGTTTCACACGACCCAAATAACTTCGATCGGCTAGATACAAATCGCAACCAATTTCTAATTCTGTAGTAAAGTTGGTGTTTGACCCTGTGACACGATCTGTGCCTGTCATTGATATGGTACCAGTGATAGAGGTTTGGTTGTTAGGCACAACTCTATCAAATACTGTAGCACCGGCTTGATCTAACCTGTTAACACGATAAATTGTTTTTGAATAATTTGTATCTGTAGCAAAAATTGCTGTTTGACCTGCTACTAAATTGATTTTTTTAGCAGCAAGATCTCTAAATCTTACTCCATTAATAGTCTCTAAGATATTATCAATACGATTGGGCTGACCTTGGTAAACGTACCTGAAATTTTCATCGAAGAACTGATCTACAAATTGACGAAATTTTCTCCCGGTATTGTAAAGTTGTAAGCTACCTTGAAATTCTATAATTGGTCTATCGGCCCTAATTAGATTCGAAAAGTCTAAAGGTATGTTGTTGTGTTCAAACGAAGTTTTAATAACATCATAATGTACCCAACGATTAATCCTGGACCAAGCATTGTTGTCTAAACTGTTACGATTAACAACAATGTAATCAGGTTTGTTTGAGCCTAATAAACTTTCATCAAAGTTACCAACGTCAAACTGTTTGCTTTCAAAGGCAATTTGTGTTGTTGCTTCCAAAATCTCTGGGACTACAAGCCTATCATAATCAACTAAAGCGATCGACTCGCCTACACCCTCAACAAAATAAGTTTTGTTCCTGTATGATGTAGGTAATACAGTGTCATCAAACGACACTTTCATACCATTAGTAAATTGTACTCCATCAGGGGTAACGTAATTAACTGATCCAATTATGGCCGATACATTGATATCATAATTGATACCAGGTTCGACCAATTCAATAACACCAAAGTAATCGCGTCCCGAATGTTGATAATACAGAGTTTTATGTTCTCCGGTAATACCGTTAAATTCTATATAAGATCCCGAGCTAGTAACATATTCTTTGCCCCGACTTGTTCCCAGGTTGACTAATACTCTTGTATTATCTTCAATGTTTCTTACAAAATCAACTTCGATACGAACAGGTTGTCCAGAGTACTTTACTGTGCTTAATCTAAACACACCGGTTCTTTGATCTTCTGGTATAATTGTACCAAACCGATTAGTCCAATCTGCGGGGTCGGAGCTGTTATTAATGAAAATTATGTCTGTATTGTCAGGATAAAATTGATCACCACTTAGTTGACCGCTCATGCCTTCGCCAAAGTTCCATACACTGTTATCTAATACAGCAAGAGTTTCTGATATAGCATACTCAACATGGTCAACTAAGGGATATTGTAAGTAAACATCCTGAGCTCCTTCAACAGGAGGAGTAAAAGTAATCGTAGAAGAACCGTTATTAGTTACACCTGCTACTGCCCTAGAGCTTGAATTGTAGCTGTATTGTTTTATACCATTTGATCCAGGTTCAGACTGAATGTATAAATTACCAAGGAACATACTGGTATTGATGGTGTATGTTACACCACGCTTTAAATACAGTTTAGGATTTTGTTCTGACCCAGTTAAATTTGTTGAAATATAAGTGAATTGGTCAGTAAAGTTTATAGTAGTGTTAGAAAAAATTCTACGACTAGTAATTTTAATAGCTTCAGGACCAACTGGCATCCAGTAATAATTTTTATAATTAACTAACTTGTCAATATCAATTGGCGGAGAGTAAGAATAATATTCGTTATTAAATAGCCTATCGTGATCATTGGTAATACCACCATAAACACCAATTCTATTAACAAGATCACTGTATCCAGCATATGTTTTTATGGTGCTGTCGTCTTCTCTTGTGGTAAATCCAATTTCAAGCTGATAGTTTTTACGTTGTAAACTGGCTTCTTCTACATAGTTTTCGTTAGGTTCATAAGCTGTGCTGAATCTACGGCCAACGAATCCATTGATTCTCTTAAAATCGGGTTCGCTAACTAACTGATCTAATGTACTAGAAAGAAACTTGCGATTGGCATCTGTTTGAAAAATGCTAGGGAGAAATCTAATTGTACGTCGTGTAACGGCCATTCGCTAATCCATTATGCTAAAGAAGGTTGTAAATCTATTGCTGTTATCGCTGTAACTACTTCTACATCATCAACTGTGGCAGCACTAATAATCAATTCATAGGGCTCAGAGTTAACTTGATACAAATTGCCAAATGATCTGAATACATTTTTACTTACAATTACAATACTAGCTATGTTAGGCACTAAAACCTTGTGTAAGTAAGCAGCTAATTCACTAAAATAAAATGTATCACCAAAGTCCCAGTTTTCGCTTGAAAAATAAGAATTTATGGCGGCCACTACCGAAGTCTTAATGTCTGCATCAGTAATACTTAGCGAAGGATTTTTTACTACTTTGAAAGTAGCCTGAAGTTCTGATGCTGCTTTTGCCCCAAACAATGGTTTATATTTGGCTGATTGAACCACAATAGTATCACTAATACTCTTATAATTTTCTAAATCTTTATATCGATCATATAATTCTAAATCAGTCGGGGAACTAGGTTCAGTAAACCTATTAGTTGTGTCGGATAACCATAACCTATAGGAATCTTCATATTCACTAGTTAATACGTATAGATCAATGATATTCCCGATACTAGGATCAATCCTGTTAGTATTAGGACTGTTATGACGATACTGATAAAATAAATTTTGTCTACCTAAACTAACAATATAATTTGGCACTGCCAAATTTGAAGTTAAATTTAACCCGTCGCTAACTGCTTTATTTCCAAATTTATTTAAAACAACTTTATAAAATTGATTGTCTTTTCTAGCATAGAATAATTGATCAACATTAAAGTTGCGTATTGATTGCTCAATCTCGGATTTAGTTCCATAGTAAGAAACAACTTTACTATTGTCTAATAGATTATATTCATTACCATAATCAGTTTTCACTAATTGAAGAAAAACTAATTCTTTCGCTGTAATGACTCCAGATCGATATAGTACAGATTCTTCTAAACTGGATATAACGCTAGGTAAATCTACTAGCTGATAAAGTCTATTTAATAAATTTTGTACATATTGATCTAATTCTGATACACTTGGGTACCTGCCCACTAATCGTTTAAATTGATAGTTTACTGTAACAGCAAATTTTTGTGCCTGTAATCCAACAATGCTGGTTCTAAATGGGCCGCCTACAACCACATGATCAAACAAGTTGGGTACATCAGGTACTCCGTCCTGATTAGAATCTGCGTAAGTTAAATAAACTCTTTTGTTTTCTATGTATCCATCAGGTCTGCGTACTTCGCTGCTAATATACCACTCACTATCAGTGCTCATTGAGCTATTTGTTTGACCAGGCATGCCATTGGTTCGTAATATTTTTACACTATCGTTAATGACCTTATTGTTTACGCTGTCAAAAACTTGTAGGCTTTTATCAAAAAAGAAATTGGTTTCAGCAGGACTATAAAATACATACCTAAGAGATTTGTAAGATATAACATAGTAATTATTAACACTGTTCCAATCAAGTCTTACTAGCCAATTTCCTGATGCTACTTCATCGGAACTGCGTAGTACCCAATTTTGTACAACCACATTATAATCTAAACCGAATATTTCTTTATTGGCCATGCGAGTGACCATTTCATTTACAACAAAATCACGTAAAGCATTTTTAAATGGCGGAACTATGGCCTCTACAACCGCACCGGTAGGTATAGGTAAATTAATGGAAACAGGACCAGTGCCGTTAGCAAAATTGCCTAAACCATTGTTGGTACCATCTCCAAAAATTTGACTGATAGCTGAATATTTTTCTAACGAGTCACCTGGCGAAAGATTAACTCCGGGAACAATATTAAAATTGGCATTAAATCTTGATCCTAAGTCGGGAGTAAACTTAATCATACCACCGGTATTTAAAAAACGGTTGTTGCCTTGAACTCCCATGCCTATAGATATTGGGTTACCATTATAAGTAAAATACCCAGTTGTTACGCCATTGCCTATGGAACTTTGATTCCATTTTAAAGACGTAGTGACTGTGCCCGTTCCAAATGATTTTACTACAATGGCGCCAGCCATGTAGTTGGTACTCCATCCTTGTGGTACATCAGCGAATCCACATATGCCGTAAGTGCCTATTATAAATTCTTTGTTTGGTGTGATAGGACGCACAGGGTCAATAAGAATAGCAGCTTCAAAAAATATTTTATAAAATTCAGCAGTTTCGGGATCAGTACCTTGATTAAGACATTGAGTTGTCCAATAAGCTAACCCGGCATGATCTGGATTCTTAAATAACCCATAACGTATTTGTCCGTTGGGTAGTGTATATTGATTATTACTTCTATAAAGAGGAATTATTTTTTCAGCCATTGCTTGATAGGTAGCACCAACATAGTTTCCTCTATACTGAGCTACAAACGCAGATATATCATAGCATGGTCCGCCGTAATTTCTCGAAACATAATAATATGTTCCCGCAGGAACACCAGTAGTATCCCACGTAACTCTACTAGTGCTACCATTATTTGTTACCGACCCTACAGTAACATTTGATAAAAAACCACCAACAACGGAATTTTTAATGTGTATCGGTTGGTTTAAATCAGATTTAAATACTAGTATATCACCAGTTTTTACAGTGATAGTGGGATTATATTCGGTTAACTTTCCATCTAATATAAACGCAGCAGTACCAAAACCATCAACAGCATATGTGCGAGTTTTAGTACCAGAATTAACTGAACGAAAAACTGTACCGGCTACATTAGCGGTAGCACCATATAATGTAAAGTCAGATGTCCCTACGCTGACTATTTGATAGAGTTCCCCGTCAATCATGTTCTGTTCTGAAACTTCGGCAGTCGTCGGGAGCTCGGGACTTACTTTCTCATAGTAATAGTGCATTAAATTTTTATTGTCTATGATATCAGGAACTAGAGTTGTTCTTATAAATTTTCTAATCTCAGTTTCATTTTTGTAAGAAAAATTAATTGTTTCTGTTATAAGTTCTGAATAAAGAACGCCATCTTCCCCAAATATATTGGTGCTAGAATATTTTCCTGTGGTATCTAAAACGTCTAGATACCTGCTGAGACCTGAACTTGTTCTGTTAACTGCTTTGACTTTTCTAATATCACTAAATGATGTATAAGGGAAGATATTGTAATCCTCCCCTGTGATCATGCGATTTTGTGTATAGTATTGTTGAGGAGCTCGTTGTTTAATTTCATCTGCGGTTTCGCGACTGCTGGCATTTGCCACTGTGTATCTTAGACTAGCAGTAAATGTAATTGTTTCGACTCTATTATTTCGGCTAATATAGTCTAAACTGATTTGTATTCCCTGCATCTCGTCGGGTGTTATTTTATAATTTAAACCATTACTTACTCTGTAAAATAATCTAAAATTTCCTAAAGGCGTGTTGGCAAAACTACCATCGCCAAATACCAAACTGATTTGATCGTTGGCCCTTGAATTTACTTGGTATAAGTTACGATCATTTAAATTGTTATAAATTACATTAATGCCTGCTGTTGTAGGAACCTGCTGCCACTGTGTGCTAACAAATCCTTGATTGTCCAATTGATAAAGCCATACATCATTATTATTAATATCATTAACATCAATTTCAACAATTTTATTAGGTACTTGAGTTTCTATAGAAAAATCATAGTTAGTCAATTCACCCTGTTTAAAATAAAAGAAAAATCCTGTATTATTGCTGCCGTTGCCGTTGCCGTCATTTCTATACAAAACATTTAAAGGTTTGTTGATATCTGGCGGCACTTCGTAAATGTAGCTTTTTCCTGAGCTGCTGGCACTGACTATTTCGAACGGAGTAGTTAATCCGCCTACACTAGAGTCAAATTTAAAAATTGGTAATATGTTGTTGATTAAGTTAACGCCGTATTCTTCGGTTCTTATTTTATTGATAGATTGACTATTTGACGGACTACCAAAGTTTTGGTGTTGTAGTAAACTGGCGTTTAGTACACTGACAAATTGTTCAAACCAGTTTGAATTACTATTGTCGTTCCAGAGAATTATTCTGTCGCTAAGATCATATCCATCACTATCGTACACTGTTTCAGTAGTCGAAACACTGTCAATTTTAAGATAGCCGCTGGCAGATAGATTACGTTTACTGTTGTAACTGATTAATCTAGCTAGTTTTAGAATACTATCACGGCGTTCGGCCGTGTCGATGAAATTTTCTCTGGCATTAAGATCAGTTCTAAAAGCTAAACTTTGCCCTAAGAAAGCTATCAAATCAATTAGAGCTATAAACTCCGAGCTTTCAGTAAAATCATTAAATTCTTCAGCATAATTGATTTTGATATAATCAATCATGGTCTTACGTAAAGACTCAAAGTCATAGGAGGTGAAATCAGCGTCCCTGAAGGTTTGGTAGACTTTGGTCCAGTTTTCTGCTGCTAAAGATCCAGTTTGACGAGAAGTTATCGGCATATTCTTTTGGTTAATAACTTATTTATCGGTAATAAAAACCCGGTTTTCTAGCTAGGACTATTGCGCTCAAAATTAACACGCATGATTTCTGTTTGATTTGTTGGTATGTATGTCATTGTAAGTTCAATAATAATACCTAGTTCAACTTCATGAACATCTATAGCATTGATGTTTAATCTCGGATCATAGCTGACTATACGCTTGATATCTTCCGCTATAGCATCTTTAACTGACAAACTATAAGGTTCAAATATCAAATCCCATATAATAGTACCAAAATTGGGATTCATTAGCTTCTCGCCTTTTTTAATATTAAAATAATTAAAAAGGTCTTGTCGTGCCAACTCAAAGTCCGTGAGTCTAAATCGACGAACTCTATTATATGTACTGTGCCCTTTATAGGTTGCCATAGTAATTATTTATGGACCTTTACCTAAACGTTTTACTGCGTCTGCGCCAATGTTGAATAACTTAGCTGCTGAGGATCCGTAACTATTAGCTAGTTCAATTCCTTGGCGTCTCCATACTGTTGCTTCTGCTGCTGAAGTTGAGTGAGCTACACTAAGAATTCCACCCACTACAGCATTGGTATCTGAATTCAAAATGCCACCGTTGCTTAAGGCACGATTGAAATTTGCTCTTAGATTGTCAATCATGATCGCATCTTGAACCGACTTGTTTCCTAATAATTCATCAAGGCTTTTAATGCCATTTTTACCTGTCCATGAAGCTAAATCTTTCATAGCATTATTAGGATTTTTAATATATTGTTCAATACTGGCCCTACTCAAATGTCCACTTTCAACCAGGTGGTCGGCATTAAACGCATAGGCGCCAACTGCTCCTTGTCCAGTAATCTCTGAATACAACCCGTCTGTAAGATTTTGCTTAGTAGCGACCATCAAGGCCTTTGTTTCTAAGCTAGACAAAGGACCAACAGTTTCGGTCACCGCCGGGGCATCGGCTTCGTACATGGCTGCTTCAACAGCGCGATCATCAATGGGCAATTGTTCTTCTGCTGCTTGATATATCCCGGGATTTTCTTCTTGTGTTAATCCATCAGTGACATTACTAATCGATTCATTAACAGTAGTATCTGTCGCACCTACTAATGAATCAGTAATCTCGTCTGGTGCTGTTTGTGATTCTAATTCAACACCATCATTGCTAGTGTCTTGTACAGCATTACTAGCTGCGCTGGCTACTCCGGCCTTGCGATTCCAAGGTTCGTGTGTTGGTACCATAGTAGCAACACTTTTTATTTTATTCTCTTCGAGCTGCCACTGTCCATTACTGTCCTTTTTAGTGTCGGCCGAACTTTTCAATGGTAAATCCCTAGGCTTACCTACTGCGGGACCAGACCCCGAATTTAATCCTATAGTTTTACCGGTCATCATTAGACCAGTTTTTGCTGTGAAACTACCACCGCCTGATGTATACAAATCAAGCCTGCCCTCGCTGCCTAACTTCAATGATCCCCCAAACAGAGTCATAGCTTTATTTCCACGAGCAGTTATACTCTGGCCTTGTATATTAATAGCACCTTTTACATTAAGATTAAAGCTACCACCTACATTAATATTCATGTTACTGTCGGCATGGAAATTTATTTCTGCTTTAGTTCTAAGATTTATACTGTTACTAGAGTATATGTTTAGATGCCCAGCAGCATTCATTTCAATCCAAGTAGTTCCGGTACTATTAGAAATATAAAAAACTTTTTCGGTATCATCCATTAAGATTTGATGACCACCGGCACTGCGCCAACGGGTAAGATTATTTTGCCCTTGCTCGTCACCATCATCCATGACAAAAGTATGGCCACCTACTCTTGTTTTAACTTTACGTTGCTGTGTAGTACCTCTTGCTGGTGGATATGCTCCGAGAGGTCTACCCGGTGTACTGAAACCAAAAACACCACTAGGCGACTCGCCTCTTTGACTACTAGATTTTATAATTCCGCGTGATTTCGTAAGACTGTATCTATCTAGGCCTTGCTCTAGCAGTATTTTGAGTTGGTTTTCGTGTACCGGTTTTGGGTTAGCTTGTACATCGGCCCAATTTACAGACTTAGAGGATTCATTAAATTCTGCTACTGGATAAGGTTCACCTGTTTTTATAATGCGTTTCAGCAAGGCATCATCGGGGCTAGCAATATTTGTGCTCGAGCCGATCGCCGGAATCATGTGATGTCCTATTTGATTCGGCACGCAAGCGAACCAATAACCACGAGCCGGGTCTCCTGCCACAAATGTACATAACACCCAGTTCTCTAAATCCGGAACATTAAACCACATACCATAGGTATGTCTCACTGTGCGAAAACTATTTTTATCCGATGAACTGGCAGTTGGTGCTTCTTCGCTGTAGGGTTCTTGGACCGTACTGCCCATAAATGGGCCTGCGTAACTCACTGTTCGCCAATACTTGGGATCATTTTCAGGGCCGCCAAATTCTGCTATCCATATCTGTAATCGACCAGCATAAAGAGGATCTCTATTTTCTTTTACAATACCTATATATGGCCCAGGGTCAAGTCTTGAACCTTCTAAATTTTCTCGTTGTACCCAATCGGCTACTTGATTAGTTCTTGTATCACTTGACAATTTTAAGCTCCCCCTCCTGGATAATCATCGGAATTAACAACATCTACTGTTTCCCATTCACGAAATTCAGTGGCAGCAACAGTAGTTGGTGGCGAGTCTTCTAAGGATCCACCATAATATGTAAATTGGCTAGCTGATTCTCTTTCTTCAAACGCTCTGAGACCAGCGGTGGCCAATTCTTCTTCGTAATCATCGATGCTGATTGCTAATCCATTTTTGTCTGAGCTTGTCCTAGATCCCTCAGGACTCTGTGATGGTCTGTTTCTGTTTAAATCAAAACGTTTTTCTTCTTGCCCAAACAATCTATAACATATTAAACGCTGATAAAATACGCCATCTTTTAAATAATTTTCCACAGTTACTACACTATATACACCAGAAAATGCGCTGTTGTACTCACTTTTTTTGTACAGCCCTGTTGAAAGGTCAATGTCATCACGCAATTGAAAATTAACGTTTATGTAAACTTGTTGTCGATCTGTTTTTATACCGGTGTCTGTGTATCCCATATCACTACCCGAAGGATACCATACATCATCTTGTTTAATAAAATCGGGATCACCGGCAATTTCAAGCGTCAAGCTGATCATGTCGCCGCCTTTGTAATTAAACACGCTGCTCCATAAATCTACTGCTTGAATTGATTTTTTACTACCATCACTTTGTTGTTGCGTGGCGTTATTAACTGTCGTTCTAAAAATTCTTCTTGGGAACAGTTCTCGACTTGTTTCTTTACTTTTAACTACAGCCCTGGGCCTTTGTCCCGACAAATCAATACCTTCAGAGTATTCTAAAGGATCGTCTGTAATATTCAAATTATCTTTTTCAAATCTATTTTCAAAACTAG